TTTTTTTTTTTTTTTCATTTATGTAAAGGGTTACCTTTGTGGAAAGGATTACCTGCATTCGTAAAGATGGTCAAGCACCAAGAAAATCGACCGACAACAGAGAGCCAACAACCGACAGATCGTCCAATCCATGGACATCTAACACCATGCGCTCGAAGAGTTCGTTAACCTCGGTACTGGTTAAATGATAACGGGCATAACAAAATGCCATCCAATCCGAATCTAACAGGACCTCAGAAACAACAAGCTTGTCACGAATGTTCCTGAGGGTGATTCCAGACTGGCGGGCATTCCAAGAAAGCCCGTCATCAATACCAGTCGCATCCACGCGACGTTTTTGCTCCAAGCAAAAATCCCATTCGTACAGGAATCGTTGCATGAAGACGTCACGCAAATGTGGTACGTAACGAAACTCGTAAGCATAGCCGACAGCTTTTCCAGCCATATAAGCATGGTCAGAGACAGCTGAATTGCGGTTAGCACGCATGTTGAACCTGCCTAAGGCTTTACCCAACAGAGGAACCGTGAGGTGCCCTCCGTTAGAACGAGGCAGAAATAGCTTGCTGAGGAAGGTGCAATCAACCAAGTGAGCCTGGCGCTTGCACTTGGAAACCATTCGGGCCTCAGCTGCTATGTTCTCATACGTGGTAACCGCATGTCTACGCATGCCGGCTACCTTTGCGAGCATGTCATCACCCAGGATCACTGCTCGTATACTAGTGACCTGGGTTTTGACGCCGAAAGAATAAAGTATTACCATGTTCAAAAAGCAATTACGGAAAGTGGTATCAGTTACACCCGTAGGCAGCTGATTTTCGAGCACAGCTGCCACACGGTGTTCCCTGGAACGAACACGAAACTGGTTCGTCTTGCTATGGAGACGTATGAACCACTCAGGGCAACCCAAGCGGCGCATAAGCATCAACTCCATAAGCTGAACGTCAGAACACTGAGTCATGTCGTTCGAGGAAAAATCACTTTCCAAATAATCACCAGGAGCATTGGCAATAAAAGGAGTGTATTGTGTAGAAATGCGCTTATAGGCAAATCTACACTGAAAAGAGCCCTCCATGAGCAAAACAGATTTGTCAAACCGAGCCATAAGTTCGCAAAACATTGGACCAGATATTGCGTTGTAGAGATCTGATCCTTTGTAAATGACGCGAGGCGCCCAATTTGGCTTATGAGCAACAAGCAATGCCTCTACTTTGACGAATATTTCTTTTGAGGTATATTCGCTAAGGCTTAACGTGGATAATTTTTCAACAGCAGAAATCATCCGAGCTTGCTTCTCTCCACCAAATCGGGCCAACCAAGGCTCGAATAATGACGAATCCCAATTAAACTCAGGGAGGGGAACAGGAAGAATTTTATTAATGAGAGTAGTTGCGCTATGTATAATGAGTGGACTAGCGCGAACAGTTGAATGATAGTTGCAGCGTTTCCGAAAAGCTGCCAAAAAGTTTTGATATCCGTTATCAGGGACTACTGGATGAAGCCCAGCGAGGAACG